AACACAAACATACAGGGTCTGCGTTCTTCTTCAGATTTCTTTAAGTATATGTCTACTGCCTTCAGTGCCTTAGTCCTAAACTCCTCAATGGTGACGACATTGACCACCACCAAGCGATCCATATCTATCCCACGACTTGCGATAAGACCCTTGTTAACAGCGGCTTCAGTGTCAAAATATAGACAATAACCATCAGGATTAGAATCAAGGAAATTCTTGACGACTGCCAAACTAAAGAAAGTTTTTCCAGTGCTAGACTCCCCAGCAATGGCAGTAATCTTATTCCCAGATACGCCACCAAATATACTACCTGAACAAAGTCCGTTAAAGATGTACGAACCTGTGTCCACGTAAGTTTCTGTGTCGTCGATGTCTCTTGCGAGTTTGGTATAGTCATCTCCAATCTCTTTTACAATCTCTTTTAAAAAATCCATTAAATAACAATTCCAAATTCTTCGCGGGCAATTTTTTTGTAAGGTCCGCCTGGATTCTCATCACGGATATCCTTAATCCTTTTCAGTTTTTGATAAAGGGCAGCGTCTCCCCCGAGACGCATAGCACTAATAATAGTACCAAGTTCTTTGTCGTTAATAGGTAGGTCCATTAGGAGAAAAATAATTCCAGGTTTACAGTTTTTTCGACATTCCAACCAATCGCATCAAGTATTGCTTTCAGTGGTTCGACAAAGGACTTCTCAAATTGTAAGTCATAGTCGATGTATTTGTCAAGGTTGAGTTCTTTAGGGAACTCTTGGATAAATGATATTACATTCTCATGAATAATGTTTGGTTTCTTTAGATAACAAAATTTGATCTTTTCTCCATTTTGAATAAGAGAATACTTATTATCAAGTTTATTCTTTTTAATGTAGTGATTAAAAAGCAATGCACCACGACAATGAATAGGAGTTCCTTTAGAATAAATGTCAGAGGAAGATTTGTACTTTACAACATCCGATACTGAGCGTGGGAATGAGATTTGTTCTGGTGGAAGTTTTTTAAACTTAACCCGACAATCGTCAATGAAATGAATAACATCATCTTCGGTGCCAGTCATCATCAGGTGCAAAGCATCTTTAATCATTTTCCTACAAGGAGCAGGTGTAGATGATTTAACTGCTTCAATACCCATCATCTTAAGTTTAGGTTCTTCATATCGAACACCTTCACTATCCCACACATTAAGAATGTATCGCTTCTTTGCAGTCCAAATGCCACGATCAGCAATATTCTCTCGCTTCATTTGCATCTTCTGGTCATACGCCGATACATACGTCGCCAGTTCGCTGTAGCACTGATCAATGTACGGTTCCAGTTTGTCACTGCAGACCATATCAAGTAACTCCACAACTTTTGCTTTGTCGCCAGACTTAGAAGCAAAAAATTTATCAACAAGAGGTCCAAGATTAAGATAAATTGAATCTGTGTCAGATGCAATTACGTAGTCCTCGTCGATTGTAGACAACAGTTTATTTAGATACTGGTTCATCTTACTCTCAATCCAACGGATAGAGACTTGACCAGAAAGCGTAATCGCCTCCGCATTGGCCAGTTTATAGTACCTAAAATACTGATTACCGATAGCACCATAAGCAGAGTTGAGTGAGATCTTCTTAGCCATCTGGATATTGTTACACCGGGCAATCTCTTTCTCCAGTGTCTTAGTAGGTGTCTTCTCATACTCTTGTTTTGCCTGAAGCATTCTCTTCTTAAAGATTACACGGTCTCCATACATCTTCTCCATGAGTTCTGGTAGGAACCCACGAACATCTTTGCGATACATTGCACCATTAGCACAGACTGCATTATCTTTGTACAGTTCAAAGTTTATCTCTTCATTAAGTATTTTATCAACTGTTGCTGTTGGATGTCTCTCGTCAAGTAACGTCTCTGGAGAGATGTTGTATTGCATGATAAGATGAGGATACAGAGAGTTAAGGTCAAAAGACACAACCCAATCATACTTTCCCGGAATCGGTTCTTTAACATATGCACCCGCATACTTTTCGTTTTTATCAGAACGAACTTTAGGAGGAATAACAATGTCCCTCTTCTTCAAGTAATTGTATATGATATTGTCCCACATGCGAACCTGGTAGAACACATCTGCATAGTTGACCTTAGCATCGTATGCCATAGTCAATGCAAGTTCAATCAGTTTCATCTTGTCTTCCAGTCGGTCAACAAGTTCTACGTCAACGATGTTATATTCAATAAACTTTTGCCACCCCTTAGCATAAAAATCTTTAAAGGTGTCAAACTCAGAGTGGTCCAGTTTCTTCTGACCCAACTCCACTTCAGCTATGTAGTCTAGACGATATGATTCCTGTGCTTTGTATGTAAACTTCTTATACAAATCAAGATAGTCAAGTTGAGTTAATCCACCAACATCAAAAGTAATTTGCTTTCTCCCCTGAACATAGATCTCTCCTTCAGTTACAAGACCCCAGTTAGAAAAACGTTTCATGAGTTTCTCGCCCAGAACGCGATTCAATCGTTTGCAGATATATGGGATATCGAACATCTGGATGTTCCAACCGGTCACCACATCAGGAACATCCTGCATCCAATAATTAATGAAGTGACTTAACAACTCATGCTCCGAAGGGCAGTGGTGATAAGTAACATTCTTTTGTCTATTGATAAATGGTTTCACACCCCAAGTCGTAATTTGCTTGGTAGTATAATCCTGAATAGTAATCGCAAGAATCTCTTCTGATGCAGACTCCACATTTGGAAATCCATGTTCAGCAGTTGTCTCAATATCAAGAGTTACCAATTTAATCTGACTAATGTCAAACTTGATCTCATTTTCAGGATACTTCTCAGAAATGTATTGATAGATGTATCGATCATTACCATAGATCTCAAATCCATCAACTTCATCATACTTCTTGTAGAAGTCACGACAGTCGCGAACACTACCAGGATGAATCTCTTCTACAGGTTCTCCACTTAATGTTCTATACTTTGAATCTCTCTTAGATTTCACAAATAAGGTAGGAAAGAATTCATCTCTGTGTTCATACCTCCTACCATTCTCAACTCCCCGAACGAGGAACTGATTACCAATCAACTGAACATTAGTGTAGAAACGCATTACTTAGTGAGTTCTTCGTACTTTTCAACTAGGGTGGGCATGGGTTCTGTAAGAGTAATAATCTTATCAGAACTAATCATAAATTCGTCTTGACGAGATACATTTAGTAACCAGGGTTCTAATGTTCCGTCATCCTTTAACAAGAAAGGATTGGTCATTTTACAATCGGGTTCTCCGATGTCTGCCCCTACTTCATCAATCTGAGTTATCAGAATCTGACCCGTCGTCAGTAGTAGTGCTTTTATTATCGACTTTTCCATGACTTACAATGTCCTCAATGTACATTTCTTTTAATTTGAATGCTGGTTCTACCATTGTCACCAACCAATCAGATGGGATGGGGACAGTTTCTTCAGCAGATAGAGGAATCCAAGGGAATAAAGATACCTCGTATCCCGCTTTTTTTGTATTTCCTTCCTGAAGTTCTGGGATAACGTTGGGTTCTCTCATCTTAATTACACACGGGCGATTAAGATAATAACCAACTACTCTACGAGCATCATCCTCACCTACAGTCATCTCTTTGACATCTGCGATCATGTCTTCTCCTGATTTTAGGAGTATTAGTTTAATTGCCATTAGTCAATTTTTCCTTCAGTAATTATAGCAAGAAAAAAGAGGGGCGTCAACTGGATTTTGCCAGTTACCCCTCCGTCTGCGACGACGATATTCATTTATATTTAGTCAACCTTTCCAATAACCCAGGACCTCATACCGTATGGAGTATCTGCAATTAGATCCTGAGTTAATGTTACTACCTCTGGTGGGACAACTAAACAGAATCCAATGCCAAGATTAAATACGTTTCTCATCTCTTCCTCAGTAATGTCTCCTGCCTGCTGGATCTTATTAAAGAGTTCTGGTCGTTCCCAAGCAGAGTAATCAACATCAACTTTCAGACCTACGGGAAGACACCTAGGGAGGTTCTCAGGGATGCCACCACCAGTGATGTGTGCCATACCTAAGATAGGAACTTCATCCAACAGGTATTGAATAAGACGGGCATAGATGGTGGTAGGTCTCAGCAACTCTGGCATCTCTTTATAGTAGATGTAATTTCTCCACAGCATATCATTGATCAGTGTGTATCCATTACTATGAATACCATTGCTCTCAATACCAATAACTACATCGCCAGGTCGGATGTTACTACCATCAACAATATCATTCTTCTCTACAATACCAGTACAGAAACCAGCAAGATCATAGTCATTTGTTCTAAAATGCTCGGCAGTTTCTCCACCTATGAGTTCCATCCCTGCCATTGTGCAACCAACATTAATCCCATACACAATATCACTCACGTTAGCGTCAATTGTTTTGGTGGAGATATAGTCTAGAAAATATAGTGGTTTAGCGCCAGAACATATAACGTCATTGACGCACATAGCAACGAGATCCTGACCAATAGTGGAGTAATCACGAGCAATCCTACAAATATTAATTTTAGTTCCGACACCATCAGCACCAGATACCAGCACAGGTTTTTCATATCCCGATGGAATTTCCATCATTCCACTAAACCCACCATCAATCTTAGGTGCCAGTACCTTAATATATTCCACAAAAGATCTACCTTTAATAATGTCAACACCAGAAGTTTTGTAGTCCATTAATGAATTTCTCCTTTTGCAATTTGTTCACGACGTTTTAGTTTCCATACTATGTAATCCATCGTGGGGATACACATAGG